GATTTTAGTTGTTTCAAAAGCCTGGTTAGTTCCAACTACAGCCTTGTCTAGCGCAATGTTAGTAGTCTGGGTGTATGCCATGATAAGTCCTATTGTTCGGGGATTACGATAGTCTCGAGCTCTATTGTAGCATCTACAGGCTCTGGAATAGTAGATAGATGGCTTTGACCGTTAGCGAGCGCAATAAGCTCTCTAGCGACGTTACGCTTCGTTATAGGGTCCTTTACGTGCCTAAGAATGATGTCTTGCACCTGCATCAACAAGCTAGGCACATCCAAGCTAACTCTGGTGTTAGGGTCGTATCTACCAGTCAGCTGGTTCACAAAGGTAATTGCCTTCATATCGCCGTTTTGTACTAGCTGTCCCAAAGCCTGGTCAGCCATCGGAATAAACTTCTTTAGGTTCTCCTCAGCCTTGGTAGCAAAAGCATTGCCGAACTCTTTCTGCCTCATCCAGCCATCTAGCTCTGTCAAGCTAATCTTCATGCGCTTGGCTAGCACCTGCGGGGTAAGTAAGTTCAGCGGGTTCAGATAAGCCTGTAGGAATGTCTCTTGTCGGAGGGTCAGGTTAGGATTCTTAGTAACCTTGATACCCCTCTGCTCCAAAGACCTTTGGAACTTCGAGGTGGGCCATACAAGCTCTACCTGCTCTTTAGTCAGCTCAGCATCCTGGTCTAGGATTACCTGAGTTTCCAAGAACAAGCCCTGCCTATCAGCTGCAATCGCAGCAGTCAGCACCTTCTCAAATAGCGCCTGCTCTTTAGTGGGCTTTGGTACATACTCAGGAGATTCGAACTTAGTTAGGTCTAAATTCAGAACTTCTTCTGAATTACTCATCAGGCCATTCTCCATCAATTACCATCAGGGCAATCAATGCATAGTTAGCCAAGTCCTGAAAGCTGTCTCTTAGGCTCTCATTGCTAGGCTTAACCCCTGTGTCAATTAGGTGGTTGATTCTTGCCGTCTTGTCATGGATACGAACCCTGAGCCCGTTCAATGGGCCACCAGGCGAGCGGGAGATGTTTGTTGGTCCATAGTCCTTGTGCTTGCGGAGCATTAGCACCTGAGTCTCTGAAAATATCTTATCTACTGATTCTGCGAAATTAGCCACGGGGTAATCCTTCCAATGCAACTAGGTATTCTGGGGTGAGTTTAAATGCTTCCATTAGCTTAGCTGATAGACCGTCTGGCATACTTTGCAATTTGCCAGACTCGTAGTCCCTCACTATAGCTGGGTTCATACGTAACATCGAGGCGAACGCAGTCTGGGTCGGAGCAATCTCTGCACGCCACTGCGAAAAGCTGCGGTAATACTGCTGCAAGGTATACGGCGGTATGAGCATTAAGTTCTCCGCAGCGGGTCTTAAGTTGGGGTTTAAAGGCTTTTGTAACCATGTGGATATCTCCTGTTCTAGCTCTTGTGCAGCCATACCAAGGTGGTTGGCTAGGGTACCGATTAGTCTCTCGGTAGGCCGTCTCGTTCTGCCATCTTCAATAGCCGAGACAGCACTGCGCTGTACGCCTGCACGTTTTGCTAACTCAAGCTGAGATAGCCCTGCCTTCAAGCGAGCGATGCGAAGTGGGTGGTCTGCGATTCTTGCCATGTTTTTATTATAGGTGAGAATGTACTGCAAACATAGTAGACATAGTTATGTATGCATTGTATAGAGGTTGGTTGCTAGATACAGTGGACGGCTGGAAATCTGGTCACAACATCGGCTCTGCTAGCTTTGACCTATCAGCAACACCGCTGATAACCCCAGCAGGGGATAGCAAAGAAAACAAGGGAGCAACACAATGTACAAACTGAAGGCAACACTAGGCACCACTAAGAAGTGGACATACCTAGCAGCAGAGAACGACAGCCAAGCCATGATGGACGCAATAGGCTACATACTCTCCGAGGCTATGACCAAGGAAGTTTGGGCCAAGGGCATGATAGAGCTACTATCCCCAACTGGTAAAGTTATCAAGACTATGGAGGCCAAATAATGCCAAGATACCAAGTAACCATGACAGTTGAATTCATGGGTGAAATAGAAGCAAGCAGTGTATCTGATGCCGAGCAAAAGGCATGGACAGCCTGGGGAGAGAATAGCGATGCCCTCCTCACCTACAGCGGGGTTGATGATATTGATGTCGACCTAATCGAAGAAGAAGAGGAAGACGAGGACGAGGAATGATTTTCTACAACGGCTTCAATCTATTGCTTGACATAGCACTAATCACCATCACCTACATAGTGGGACACGGTATCGGATTCCGTAGAGGACTGAACCGCAAATAACACTTGCTCCCCAAGCGTCCTGAGCATGACGATAAAAGGCTCAATAAACATGCCCGCCAACAGGGGACGGCTGGAAAGGTGCGGTGCTGGCAGTGCCTTGTAGGTTTGATGTAATGCCAAGTTGGCAGTTTGATAGGAGAGCAAAAATGAGTAAATTCATCGTAAATATTCCGCTAGTTTCTTACTACGAGGTTGAGATTGAGGCCGAGACTGAGACTGACGCCCACAATGAGGCCGTCCGCCTTATGCCTTCCGAAATCAACATCGGCGAGTATCAGGGCTGGGATATTGACAGCAGAAACATCGTTGTAAACAAAATCGAGGTGCCTGACTTCATTGCTGAGCACTTCAAGATAATCAACATAGCCTAAACAGCCCTGTAAGCCCCGTAGACCCCACTAGCCCCGCTGGTGGGGTCTTTCCCTATCCTGACCTGCCAAATCCCGCCTACGGGCTCCACAGGGGACGGCTGGAAAGGTGCGGTGTCGGCTTCACCTGCTAGCTTGGCAGGGTTAGCTATAAACACCTAGCTAGCACCGCATTACTGCTAGACATAGCAAGCCCTGCTGATACTCAATTTTTGAGTGTTGCGGGGCAGGTTTGGCTAGCTGAAAACCGATAACAACCTAGAAAGGCAAGAAAATGATTTTCACCGAAAGAAACCGCAACGGCTCTTACACCCTGTCGGCTGAGGTGAGGGACAGCCTCACCCCGTTTAGCTGGTATGAAAGCCTTACCTTTTACGATTACCCAAAATCGGAATTGAAAAAGCTATTCAAGCAACACCTAGCCGAAAAGGGCTTGAAAATCCAAAAATAACAGTTTCATAACGAAACGGCAGAAATGCTTGACACGCCTAAACACTAGGCAACAATGGAAACAGCAACACCCAACCAACCGAAAAGGAGCAACAAATGCGTATGAATCACAGCGACATCAAGCAGGAAATCCTAGACAACTGGGCAGAATTGGAGGAATCCGCCTACCCTGACGACCTACTGCGGGAAATGGCAGACTCCGCCTGTCCTGTCTACTATTCGGACATTATGACCGATTGGCAAGAAATGCCTAATGAGTTTACGGACAGTTGGCAAGAGTTTGTCGAGATTAGCCAAGATTCGACAATCTTTAGCCTTATGTCTGCCGATTTGTTCAACTACTACGACACCGAATACACCCGAATTTATAACGAAATCAAGGAAACCAAGGAAGAGGACAACGCAAAATGAACACGACAACAGCAACCCCGAAAGGGCTAACAAGCAACGAATACAACGCACTACTACACGCAATTTGGCGTATTGACCGCACAATGAAAGAACACGAGGGGAGCCTTACTGATACAGAAACAGCCGTTTTAGAGCGGGATAGGCAAGCCTTACACGATTTGTTTGTGAGGTTAGGCTAATGATTATCGAATGTCCGAATCACGAGGGTAATTTTGACTGTTCCCCTTTCTGCCCGCTATGCGAGGGTAACCAAGAGTTCGAGGAGGTAATGGAATGAACAACCTAGAAAGCAAGCGATACATAACGGAAATGTTAGCCAAGGGATTTGTTTTAGCCCCTTGTGCTACGCCTCATTGCGAACAGCTGTTTTCAAGCGGTTTGTTTTGTTCGGATTGTGAGGAGGTGACACTATGAAATGTAAATCTTGCGAATGGAACAGCCCTAACGTGTCTGCTATTGCGTATTGCCCGATTTGCGGAAATGACAAAGTTATCCACATAAAAAAGAACAAGCTGTGAATAACTTTTTAGCTTTTTCAAGTCGGTTGCCTTAAGTAACTACTGCTCGTTACTCATCTACTCTTGAGCAGATTAGTAAGCAACGCTTAGTTTCTTAAGACCTCAATGTTAGAAAGAAAAACTTAAAAAAACCCTTGATTTTTAGCGGATTATTTTTTCACCACTTGCCCCAAAATCCCAAAAATCCCAAAAATCGCTATAAACTGAGCAGATGAGTAGTTTTACTTACTCAGATACTCATCTACTCAAAAAACCAGAAAGGCACCAAAAATGACCACCTACCACCCAAAGTTTGGAGAGCTTTACACCTCAAAAGAGGTGTCCGACCTAACAGGATTCACCGCTAACCAATTACGAAATTGGAGGCAACGACAGAACGAAACAATGCCCTTTGGATTCATCAGACAGGGCGGGACAAGCTTCTATCGCAAAATAGTAATTGACACTTGGCTTGAAGAAAATGACGGCGGAGTTGCGGAGTATGTTATGTCAGATTTGGACAAGCGATTCCCGATTGAGCGAGAAACAGCCAAGGACAGGGAAAAGATAGAGAGCCTCAAAAAGCTTCAGGCTATTACAACCGCCAATGCTTACCTCAAATGGTATCAATGGTATTGCGACAGCTCAGGCTTAGAGTTCACCGAGGCAAGTTCCCGAGTAGAAAACTGGCAAAAACAGCTCTGGGCATTACACACAGGGCAATCTATTGACCAAGTTGGCAAGTTCCCGCTTAGAAAAGAGCGAGGCGAA